AAGTTTGTCTCTAATCTTTGAATGCAAAACATTGTCAGGTTCTTTCCCTCTTTTTTCTATCATCGCATCAGCAATCCGGTATGCAGCATCAACTTCTTCTTCGATATCAGACCAAATAAAACTATCTCCAGCTAATGCTCCGTGAATAACTTTGGCTGCAAAGTAATCGCGCAGGGTCATTCCTTCTATCATGATATATCCTCGATTCTCATTACATATTTACCGGCGGAGTTCTTCCGCCACCCGTGTACTTCTATCCTGATCCCTGCTTCCCTGACAGGCCCTATGGTTTCAGATGAGGTGATCTTCTTTATACGGCCTGACACTCCAGATGCAGTGACCTGGACTGCCAGAACCTCACCCTTACGAATAGCCAGGATGTCGCACCAACCCCAGAGATCCTGCCGTATACGAGCGTGAGGGTTCCACTTCTCCACTATGGCGCAGAGATAACCTTGCTCACGCAGGTACTCTAAAGACCTCTGGGTAGGAGTCATCAGAAAGGTACGTCACTATCATCATCGACATTCTTCTTGAATGTTCCACCATAAGGTTTGTATTGAGTCTGTACTTCCTTGGGAGCATTATCTGCAAGCTCTTTGTCTTTGAAGTAAGTATTTTCTTTAATGGTAAAGTACTCTTTCCCGTTCTTAGCCATACTCTTCCAAATAGATAGTTTGAGGGTTTGACCCTCTGTATATGATCTGGTTAGAACTAAATCACCATCCCAATCGGGAGCATTAGGATTCTTCTTTTGGCTGGGATCTTTCGAGAAAAGAATTGTTTTGCCGGGGGTCACTGGATATTCGCTTTTGCCGTAACTCATTAAAACCTCTGATGTTAATCTGACCTATACGATGGAAACCACTCACAGATCCTCTGATGTCTCCGGGTCTAACGACGGTTCCCTTATTGCGTTTGGGAGGTTCGATCCCTCCCCGATAAGAGCAGCTTTGAGCTGAACCTTAGACAGAGCAGGCAGGGAATCTATCTGCTTACTGTTGGCAGTCAGCAGACTGGTGATCTTCTGCTTCTTCTCTTCTTCGGTGAACTTGCTGGAGTTAGTTATCTTCGCAACCATAGACCTAATGCCTTCCATGTACTCGGGGAAATCCGGGTAGCCTTTGTAGACACTACCGTCTGAGAGAAAGAGTGAAAAGGGATGGTCTACCTGCTCCTCCTCAACAGGGTCTACAACGTCCACCCTGCCCATATCACGGCTCTGTGGAGGGTTGGGTATGTCCTGAACCTCTTCAGGCGTATAGACGCCCAGCACGACACCGGGAAAGACCGTCCTGATGCCTTCTGATACCACACGAGCGCGGAGCATTGCACGAGGGTAGTTCTTCCAATTGTCTTTGCCAGTCAGACCGGCCTGCTTCGCCTGCTCAAACGTCCAGGTGATCGTCGCAGATCCACCAGACGGATGAGAGAAGGTAGCGGTCACTTCTTTATCGGTCAGAGTCTTCCACTCAACTTTGCCACCCTGCTGCTGAAACCTTGCCATCATGGTTTCTGCTTTCAAGGTTGGTCGACCTTGGATGATGTGATAGTCACGAGCGGCGAGAGCAGGGTGATAGCCTTCTGCCTGGGCGATCAGCATCAGAGCAGTTGCCTGCTCGACAGTTTTCATTCCAAAGAGTCCAGACTTGACAACAGCAACAGCCATTGTCTGGATGTCATTAACGGGTATTAGGTTGCTCATCATTTAATCCTTCACACATAAGATTGGCATATTCACTGGCAGAATCCTTGATCATCTGTTTACTCTGATGATGATAAGGATTCTCCCTCTTAATTATAAAAGCAGCCATCGCTAACGCACGGTAGAGATGCCACACATCATCGTCGTTGACTTCTTCATTCATTTGATAAGGAACCTTCGTGAGCCGGGAACTTCCCGGACAAACTGATCGTACATCTGAGGGTAAGCATTCTGGAATGCCTTGGCATCAAACTTCTGTGATGACTTGGCAGACTTCCAGGTGGCCAGCACATTGCCATCCATCGTAGCTAGAACGTCCCGGCTGTTCATGAACTTCATAATCTTGAGTTTCAGGCTTTCCTCGTAATCTTCCAGATCCTTACGCTGCCTGCTAGCAAGAGCCAGTTGACCACAGTAGGTTTCCAGATCAGCGTTGGCAAGAGCGTAGAGGCTTTCAGATACCGGCCAGGACATCTTGCATTGCTCGACAGTCTCAGGATCTGGCTGAGTGTCACTGGCTACAAACCCCCACCATGTTGCACACCACTTCACATGGTCAAGCATCATCTCAGAAGTGACATCTACCTTGATGACCTTCAGCTCCTGCCCACCCAGCAGGACTGCCAAGTAGACAGTTGAGATCCCGTGAACTGTTGCCTCGTGGATGCACTGGATACGATCAGCATCAGGCATGATCCCAGCGTCCTCATCAAACTTCTTGGACTGGTGAGAACCGTAGTTCTTGGCTTCCACCAGGACAGTCCCATCAGCAGAGATGAAGTCAAAGTGAGAACGTAGCCATGTCTCTTTAGGATGAGTCATTGCATAGTCAGCATCCTTCAACTCCATCTGGAGTCTGTCTTGTGCCAGCCTGCCGATCACCGGCTGCATGACGTGACCCATCCGGACATTCTCTAGATGAGAGATTTCTTCTCTTTCTAATTTGCCTTGTTTGATGAGGATAGCCTCTGCTGCTTTACCGTTGGCAGCCATACGGCTATCTCCGGACCACCAAGCACTGTTGCGAACTTCAGGTGCGAAGTCATCCATTGCAGACCTCTAGGGTTTTAGGGATGAAGAGGAGAGCCTCAGGCTGACAAGTGCCAGTGGAGTAGACACGCTGCTCGAAAGCGTAGCGGAAGGTCTTGTCACCAGAGACAGGGTTGATGCTGTAGTCAGCACCACACTTGGCCATGAGATGCTTGGGGTCATCCCGTGCTGGGATGAACTGCCTGCAGTCGATACAGAGTTTCATAAGATTACCTATAGATAAGATACGAGAGAGACTGAACTAGAACACAGATAATATCGGTTGTCAACTGTCCGATGTGTCACAACACGACAGACAATAAACTCTTCTAGATGACGGGGACAACCCGGTCAACTCGCCCGTAGGGCCACTCATGGAGCTCTACCAGCGCACGCTTGACGCCAGATTCATTCGAACCGAACTCCCATGTCATATTAGGGGAGGCTCGGTCTTGTGCAGTCGCTCTGGAACGCTGCTCGGCTCGCTGGGGATGACAACCCAGGCCGATGTTCTCTTCCCTGCCACCCATCTAGGTGCACTGCTAACGCGGGGAGTGCGGTCCTGGTCTGCAAAAAAAAACCCCTTACTGCTGCGCCGGTCGTACCCTCGTATAGAGGCGACGCATGAGTAAGGAGTCTTTCAGTTGCGTACGACCACAACAGGGTTAACCCTAACACAAAAAAAAACCCAGTGCAAGGACTGGGCTTAACGGTCTCACAGACCGAGAGGAGAACACAACGAACAAACTTCAGTCTACAACATCTCCGCATCTCTCTTCAACTTCCAGACTACTTTCTGTGGTCTGCGCCCGATGATAGAGAAGTCTCTGCCCTCACCGTGCTCTATGAACGTGGTGCCTGGGTACTGGCAGCGTCTGAGCATGATCATCTGAGCTTGATACTCTGGTAGACAGTCCTCACAGAACTCGTGTCCAGGAGCTGGTGGATGCATCCGGGCCGTGTGCACCCAGTCTAAGTATTCCAGTCGGTTGGGGAAACAATCTGGGGTCATCCTAACTTCTCCAGTGCATCGTTGACGGATTGAATGGCAAGAGCCAGGGTATCCGCCTCCTGGTTGGGGGTGACAGGTTGGATCTTGAGAATGTAGTAGGCACTCTCCATCGCACTCAGGGCCTTCTGCATGGCAGGTTTGCAGTCTTCGTGACCTCTAGCCATGCCTGAGTAAAAAGAGTGTCTCAGCTCCTCCCTGGCATCCCTGTACGCCTGCTCGTACACGGCACGACCAAACTCTAGAGCTTTCTGCTCTACTTCCTTGTTGGGGGCTTTTACAGCCCTCCAATACTGCATCAACTCTTGATCATTCATTTTATAATCCTTTCGATAATATTACGAGACAACGGTTTCTGACCTAACAACCATCCTTGTATCCTACCCATGTCCCACGTTATAAGCCGGAATCTATTGGGTTGAATATATCCTGTACTGATCTGGGACTTATCCCAGTCTTTGATGAACTTACCCTTGATTATCATTTCTCTTCTCTTTCATAAAGAAAGACTCCGTTTGATCCTTTAGTAACTTCTCGCCAGATACCATCATTAAATTTGGCAAACTTACCTACCGGCTCCTGCTTCAATTGCACGGGGTCTCTTATGACAGAGGGCCATCCATCCTGGTAGTAGACCTCCTTGAGTATCCACTGTCCCTTCATTCGTCACCTCTAGCCATCAGCATCATGACGCATCCTAGGCAGGACATTAAACCAAGAGCCGTAAGATATACATCACCTACTAGTGCACCAGCGATAGAAAAACCGAATGTTGCTACTAGGATTGTTTTTAATATGAGACCTAAGCCCATGATTACTCCAGATATAGATGGGGGACTCACAATCCCCCGAAAGCATTAGATAGCGTACTGGGACCTGTCAGCTGCTCCGTTGATCCATTTTGGGGTCTTACCCCTGCCTGACCATGTGGCACCAGACAATGGGTCCCGATACTTGGCCGCGATCTTGTTGCCGGGTTTGGGTCCAGCTTTCAACTTGGGGGGCTTGTCGAGTCCAAGGTCACGGGCCGTGATCCCGTAGGACACGATCATGGCGCGGGCCGCTTCGATAGCCTGTTGCTTTTCCTCACGCTTGACACGCTCCGCCTGGGCTTGCAGATCCGCGATCTTCGCTTGGATTTCTTCGTAGTACATACACTCTCCGATGTGATGCCCTGAAAAGGGCTGTGAATGGCCCTACACGGGCCGAATGGGGTTCAGGTAAGGCTACCCTACCTGCATGGGTCCTGATCGCTCTCAGGGGCCGCTACAGGGACGCTGATGGTACGCTCGGATCCGTCGGGCATGGTGGCAACAATTCGAATGTCGTCACCTTCCCGGCTGATGTGCCACGTGACGGGGTCGCCGTCGAGTAGCAGGTCCAACAGTTGATCGACGGAAGGGTTCATCGGTAAAAGTACAGCTGGGCGTTTTGTTCTGCAGCACGCGCAGAGTGTCCCCAATACTTGCGACCACTAACCCCAATGCAGTACCAATTCAGGGTTTCGGGACACTGCTGGGCCTTGAACGTACCGACGTGGATATTGACTTTGATCATGATAATGCTCCGATAAGATAAGGTAGTGAGAGAATGTTAGGGGAGATAATCTCCCCTGTCAACTGCTAGTTATGCTGCTAGTGCGATCCTGATGACCTTATCCATTTTCCGACCGTGTGCAGGGTAAGCGATCACGTCGACAGACTTGTCATAACACGCACGACAGCCGCTACACTTGCCCCCGTGTTGGTAGGCTTCGCACAGTTTGGTCCCGGCCGGTACAGACTCAGGATCGGGCACGATCACGGACCCGTGTCGCTCGTCAAATTCTCCGAATACACTGTCGGATGAAAACCGAACCATGACGTTCGGTAGAGCTTGCATGGCCGCAAGTACAGCGTGAAACTTCTTAAACTTCATCATGCGGGTTGGCAACCAATGGCTAACCCATGGCGTGGACTCCATCACTGCAAGGATCTTACGGGCAAGCTTAAGATCGTACATATCGCCGCTGTCGAACCACCGGAAGTATCGATCCTTGTTGAGACTTGCGACCATGTCAGAAACCCAATCAGACCGTTTCCAATCCTCCCGGTTGTAAATCCTAGGTTCTTTCACGTTTGCGAAAACGTAATTACCTGTCGTGGCGTAACAGCCACTACACGCTGCAACAAGCTCACCATCCGATCCGATAGAACCCGGACAAGTTTCGAGAGCTTGCAAGCTCCAACTACGAATTCCGTCAAGCTTGGATGTCACGCTGATACGGATCGAAGATGCGACTACTGTCAGTTTAGGTTTGGCCATGTTTCCCTCTATATATGATTTTGATAAACCGGTATCTGTGTGATCCGGTAGATAGATAGTCTCACAATATAATCATCCTGTGTTCTTTTTTTTTCTTTTTTTTTATAGGTGCTTACCCTAATGTGTATCCATACAGTAGTCTACCTGTAGCTACCTGTAGCTACCTGTACAGTGTCCCTATATATATATAGGTGGTACAGGGTAGTGTCTTATAGATCTACTGCCAGCACCTACCGGGACAGAACAATGGGGATACCACAATCTTCCCGCTATAGCTAACGACCCAGCTATAGGTCCTGCTTATACCCCATGGGACACTGCTCTGCTCTGCTTCCCTGCTCTACGCTCGCACTAGCTGCCGATTCATGCCCTACGCTCGCACGCTGCATCGAACTGGGTTGGGGTTCCGCCGATCGACCCGTGCTACCATCCACCCATCCCCAGGCCCGATGAGGTGGGTCTTGACCCCCGTGTGTGCGTGCACCCAACGCTTCTCCCCCCCAAGAAAAATGTGGGTTAGAAAAATCTTATCTAGAAATGAAGTTCTACACAGGTATGTTTCATCCACATACAGCAGACAAGGTTGATAAAGCCTTTGTATCTGTGAATGTGTTGAAGAAGAGGAAATCTGCATTTCCTGTTAAAGATTGGATTATGGATATTGGAGCATTTACCACTATAAACAAGTATGGTGGATATCCAGAACCAGTAAGTGAGTATGCAAAGCAGATAAAGAGATGGAAGGACAATGGCAATCTTATTGCTGCTGTATCTCAAGACTATATGTGTGAAGCCTGGATGTTAGAGAAGACGGGATTGACGGTTGATGATCATCAAAGGTTAACGATAGAGCGGTATGACCAGTTGATCTTGGAAGACACTGGGGTGTACATCATGCCGGTCTTGCAGGGGTATGATCCGCAGGACTATGTGAGGCATCTGGAGTTGTACGGGGATCGGCTGGCAGACGGTGCGTATGTGGGTGTTGGGAGTGTCTGCAAGAGGAATGGAAACCCTAGTACGATTGTTGAGGTCTTGAGGGCCATCAGGTCTGTCAGACCGGATCTGAGGTTGCACGGGTTTGGGGTGAAGACTACGGCTCTTGCGTGGGCAGATGTGAGAGACAACCTGTACTCTGCTGACTCTATGGCTTGGTCGTTTGCGGCAAGGATGGAGGGCAGGGACGGGAACGATTGGCGTAATGCTGTAAAGTTCCAAGACCGCATCAATTCACAACCAGTACAGTTGAGTTTATGTTTAATCTAGCGCAGTTTTACAAGTTCTGTAGTGAACTTAAGATAGAGACTAAGGAACATGGTCTCAGGAAAATGGATAGGTTATTAGGTACTCAGACATATATTATGGATGAGATAGCTAAAGGTCTACAGGATGATATTCATTTCTTTGTGATATTAAAGGGTAGACAGTTAGGGATAACTACTATCTCTTTGGCATTAGATCTTTACTGGCATTTTGTACATCCTGGATTACAGGGTACATTGACTACTGATACAGAAGAGAACAGAGATATGTTTAGGAGTACCTTGTCTATGTATATAGATGGGTTACCTAGAGAATATAAAGTTCCTGTTATTGCTCACAACAGGAATCACATCTCGTTGAAGAACCGAAGTCGGTTGTTTTATCAGGTGGCTGGATTGCGTTCTAAGGGGTCTCTAGGGCGCGGTAAGGCGATAACGTACCTGCATGGTACTGAGACCTCTAGTTGGGGAGATGAGGAGGGCCTAGCGTCTCTGCTTGCATCTCTTGCGGAGACCAATCCTCAGAGGTTGTATTTATTTGAGAGTACTGCTCGTGGGTTTAATATGTTCCACGATATGTATGTGACTGCCAAGAAGGCTAGAACTCAGAGGGCTATATTCTGTGGTTGGTGGAGGAATGAACTTTATTCCGTAGAAGCAGAGACGGATGTTTATAAGGTTTATTGGGACGGTAAATTAACTGGGGAAGAGAAAGAGTGGGTGAAGGACATCAAGAAGTTATACGGGGTGGAGATCAACAGCAGGCAGATGGCGTGGTGGA